GTAAGTGTAAGTTCGATAGAGCGAAGCAGAGAAAAGAAGGAAAAACTGAAATTAAATAGAAACCGCTAAAAAACTTACCTTACGCCAAAGTATTGTTCCACATCTCCCTCATCTGCGTACACAACTGCGCAAGCACATCAGCATGATCTGTTCCAGTATCAAAGTCAGGAGCCATCGTTCTTGCGTTCAATGACATTGTTATCACCAGCCTCCCAAGTTTAAACATCCTGGCGTGAGCAACATCGAGTTCCTCCATGTTTAGTTCTACTCCTTGAAATATGACATCTAAGAATTTCCCGAGGTCATACCAATCAGGGATATATCCATCATGTCTTGGTTCATAACCAAAACATACAAAGCAAAACAATCTATATAAACAGCTCAGTTGCTTCTTGTTTAGCTCCCATCTGACCAACACTCTGAATAACATCGCAACACCTTCAATCCAAGACTCATCGCAAAAGATTCCATTGCCACGGATCCATTTATGTATCGTGATTGCCGTCGTAATCAACGCCTCCATTCCAGAATGAACAGCATATACATAGTAATGTGATCCAATTCTTCCCAAGTGGTCATTGCCGCTGAGTCGCTCTCTTGCGACATCAAAGTCCTTGTGCGCATGCGACACCGCACGCACCTGTCTCACTGCTGGTAATCCCATCAAATCTGCTGTACGTGTGTCAACGATGTAAAATTCTGCATCATCCTTTGATTGCAGATAGCACAGCTGACATGGGTAATCTGATCTAATGAAATCAAACACCCTTTGGCTGCCGGCTCCATCTATGATTGCTTTTCTCACCAGCGTCATTGGCATCAACCAGCTCTCCCATGATCCCAGCCCTCTAGTCTTTGCTCTCAATCTGACCCAATTTGTATGTTCCCCATTAATATAAATTTCACTTAGCATCATCCTATGCATTGGCGATTCACCAGGTGGTACCATTCCGAACGTCTGCATCGTAAGCCTCGCTTCTGTCGGTGTTGAAAACTGCGCCTCTAATCTCACTGCAGTTGTCAGATATAAATTGATACACCGTCTGAATGTGGCAGATTGCATGTGAGGAAGCATGTGTACAGATAAGAACACCAACCTGTGTATCGGTCCTTGAAATCCACTATCATAACAGACTGGCAACTGTGCTCTTATATCTTCCATCAGATCATTCCTTACCTTACGTAAATGATACGCGTCTGGTGGCAACCACTCATCCGCATCGTCTGGATCATAATAGACAATGCCAACATGTCTAAAACGCGCAATCCTCTGCGGTGTCACGATCTTACCTTGGTTTACTGGAACATAAACATATGGCAGCGCCGACAGACTATCATCCATCCTTTCGCGATCTAAACGCGGACCATTTGGCAAATCTCCAGCCTGTCTAGCCATTTCACTGTTTCTATAATCATCCAGCATCTCCGTTCCAAGTTTGATGATCTCACCTCGGATATCCTCATCGTAAGGTCGTTCAAAACTTTGAAGACACTGCAACCACAAAGTCAATCTATCACTTGTTGACACCTCAGCTATTGCACCCAATCTGTGCGCTTGTTCCGCTCTCCCACTTTCATAAGTTGTTTCAATCATATCCTTCCAATTTTGACGAGCACACACTCCTCCAATTAAACAATCCCTCTTTAGATGTGAACATGTCCATTGTTCTGCCACAGCGTCAAACACTCTCAATGCTTGGCTGCGACTATTTGAAAACTCGAATTTCCTCAGAAAGCGCTCCATCTCGATGGCAGTCGACGAAGAACTTTTTTAC